TAGAAGACATTTACAGGGTGTTAAAGCCCGGCGGGGTGTTCGAGAGTTCAACCCCTTCCACAGACGGACGCGGGGCATTCCAAGACCCGACGCATGTATCGTTTTGGAACGCTAATTCATGGCTTTATTATTCTGAACCGGCTTACAGAAATCTTTACGGTATTAAAGCGGACTTCGAGATTGTCAGCATCACCGATACCGAACCTGACCCGGCATTAATGATAATCCATACCCATGTCATAGCAAAGAAAAGATAAGGAGGCAGGCATGTTTGAAGAACTTATTGAAGAGACAAAACAACTGGAATACAGCAAAGATGACACGATACTTATTAAAGTTAAAGGTCGCATACCCGCTGAAATGGCGAAGGCTATCGGAAATGATTTCCGTGACAAGCTGCCCGAAAACATCCGGCATAGTGTCGGGGTTATAGTCATCGATTCAGATGCAGATGTCGAGATCATAAAAAGGGCTATCCATGAAGATAAGCAATTTTAAACTTGGTATTGCAATCCCTTTGACATTCCCTTTTGTCCCGGCGGGGTTTTTTTACTCTTTTGCCGTCATGGACAGGCCGAACTACATCTTCATGCACCAGGACAACGGCCCAATAGACGCATTAAGAAACAACCTCGTTGAACAGGCATTAACCGAAGGGTGCAGCCATTTGATTATGCTGGACACCGATATGGAATATCACCGGGAGACTATCCCGCGTCTTTTGTCTCACAGATTGCCTATTGTCGGGGCATTGTGTTACAGGCGATATCCGCCCTTTGACCCACTTATGCTTAGAGGTTCGCCGGTTGAAGGCTATGAAAGCGTGGATAAATGGGAGGATGGCGAACTGGTTGAAGTAGATGCAACGGGCACAGGGTGCTTGATGTTTGACACTCAGATATTCCGTAAAATGCCTGCGCCCTGGTTTAAATTCAGGCCAAACCCCAATAACAGTATTGGCGGGGTAATAGGTGAAGACATAGGCTTCTGTTGGGATTTAAAGCAGGCGGGGTACAGAATATTTGTTGACACTACTGTGCCGTCAAATCACTTGACCACTCTGGCAGTGAATGACAGCACATACAGACTTTACAAATCTATGAAGATGAAACAGAGGGAACATGCTATTGCACGAGCACTAAGCAGCGGCAATGAAATACAATAAAGGAGGTAACGCAAATGGGTACAAGAGCAACGGTATTAAAAGGCGAGTTTATGAAGGTGACTGTCGGCACCAATAAGGTGCTGGGTGCGGGTAGATATTCGATTAGCGGCTTAACCCGAAGGACACAGGATATTTCTGAATTTGGCGATGACATTGATGTATTTGACTTTTTAGGGGCTGACGGCGGCACAATCAGCATAAGCGATGCTTTGTATGATCCGACTGATACCACAGGGCAGGCATTGCTTGATTCGGCAGCATTAAACGCCTCAAAATTCGGCAGCGGTGATCTGAGGTTCTATGTCAATTCAACCTCATACCGGACAGTGGCAAGCGGCGGGCATATCCTTATTACAGGCGCATGCAAACTTGATTCAGAAAGAAACGGCCTCGGCAAATGCAGCTTTGAAGGCAAGGTATCCGGCGGCGCAATGGTGCTTGTATAATAAGGGGGCTATATGATTTTTGACATTGATAAACAAAATGAAGGCGAATGGTTCACATATTTTAAAAGCCGCGTGAACGAAAAAGGCGAAATAGAATATGACGAACCGGAACCCAACGCTGGTCGGATATGCGTAAGAAGCATTACCCCGAAACTCGAAGAGTTGCAGGCGAGCAGAAAGCGCAAGCATGAGTTTGTGTTCAATCCCTCCACGCGCTCGATGGAAAGGGTAGGCTATTATGATGAATTGCCGCCCGAAGAAGTGAGAAAGCGAAGCGATGACATTTGGGACTATGCCATAACCTCATGGGAAGGGTTGTTTAACGCTAAAGGCAAACCCATTGAATGCAATAGAACAAACAAACTTAAATTGATGGCCATACCTGAGTTTGACAGGTTCATCGGGCGTTGTTTGCAGATGCTTGGCGATGCAAGCGTAAAGGCTAAGGAGGAACTCGAAAAAAACTGATTGACTGGGTAGAGTGGGCGGACGAATATGCCGCCACTTGCCCAGGGTGTAAAGACATGTACGCAAGCAGAACCCCCCCGGAAAGTCCCCCTTGTGAGGCTTGCCGGGTTGAACTTGCAGTAGAGAATGAAGAAACAGCGGCGGTGTATATGGCAACGAGACGTCAATATATTACAGCGGGGCAAAACAATGTACCGGTGGATATATCCATTCCGGCGGTTAAGATTGTCATGGACATTTGCAATGTCGGCGATCAACGCAAATGTCTTGAGAGTGTAAGGCGACTGTGGCACAAAACGCGGGGTGATGAATGAGGATTGCGAACTGGAATGCTGAAAAGGTGCTTAAAGGCGCCATTGCCGCGTCAATGGACAGGCTTGAAGAAATAGGCCATATCATAGCGGACAAGGCCAAAACCCTTGTGCCGGTGGGTAAAGATAGACCGGCATACGGCAACGGCAAGGACTGGACAGCAAGGCAGGCAGGCGCATTAAGAGCATCAATAAGGGTTGTGAGGCTTCACGGAGATCCAAAAAAGAACGTCCGTGTTTATGCCGGATCGCGGAAAGTTTACTATGCCCGTTTTGTCGAGAAAGGCACGGTTAAGATGCGGGCAAGGCCGTTTTTAAGGCCTGCCCTGAATGCGAGCAAATCGGCGGCAAGGGCATTATTAAACAGGGGGTTGTAAATGGCTGAACAGCTTGGAAGCATCTTTGTTGAACTTGACCTTGACAGCTCCCGTTATCTAAAATCACAGCAGCAACTATTAAAGGATGCTACAACAACATCCCTGTCAATCGAACAGAATTTCAAAAACCTCGGCATTAAAACAAGCGCGGAATATGACCTGATGCGCCAGAAAATATCAAACTCTTATAATTCGATACTAAACGACCACAAGTCAACAGCAAACGACATATTAAGGGCGGAACAGGCCAAAAACGACAAGCTAAGGCAACTCAACGACCAGCAATATGGACATCAAGAAACCTTGATGAATAAGATGAGCAAGAATATTGAGTCTGCTTATAGTCAGATATTCGGGGCGTTAAGCCTCGCAGCAATAGGCACGATGGCAAAGCAGACCATTGAAGCGTCATTGGCAATGGAGAGAATGAACCTTACCATGTCGGCGGCTATCGGTAATAGTGACATGGCAGCAAAGGAAATGCAATACATCAGGGAAGAGAGTGAAAGGCTTGGCCTTAACCTCAACGAGACTGCTCTTGCCTATGCCAAATTTTCCGCATCAACACGAAACACCGCCGTTGAAGGAGAAGAAACAAGGCGTATATTTACATCCGTTGCAGAAGCGACAACGGCGTTAAAACTCCCCACTGAACAAGTCAATGGCGTTTTCCTTGCGTTATCACAAATAATGTCGAAAGGAAAAATACAGGCCGAAGAATTAAGGGGGCAGTTAGGTGAAAGGCTTCCAGGTGCATTTCAATTAACCGCCGATGCAATGGGCATCACCACCGCAGAACTTGATAAAATGCTTCAAGACGGCAAAGTAATTTCAGCAGATGTACTCCCTAAACTTGCAACTAAATTGCACGAAACCTACGGGGACGCTGCAATAGCAGCATCAAAGACCGGACAGGCAGAAATTAACAGATTTAACAATACATTGTTTGAGACTAAGGCCGTTGTTGGCGATTCTTTAATGCCTACATTTATCAGCGTGTTAAATCTTATAAAATCAGGTGTGCCGTATATAGCTGAATTTGCAGGCGGCTTTAAGCTGATAACCATTGATGCGGCGGCAAGTTTCGACAAACTAAAAGTGTACTTCGGGAATATCAAAACATTCATGTTCGGCAGCCCGGAAGAAATCGCACAAGTTAAAACACAGCTCAGCGATATTGAAAAGGTTGCAGAAAGTACAAAGAAAGATATCTATGACAGCATGAATAAAGGTGTTACCTCTGCAAAGACCTCCGCAGAACTGGCAGCAGAAAAGATGAAAACTACGGCGGCAGCCGCAAAAAACGCAATAAAAGAAAACAGCAAGGAGCAGCAGGCCGCCCTAAAACACGCCAACGAGCAGATTGAAAAAGACCTCAACAAACTTACCCTTACCGTTGAAGAACAGATACAGGAGCAGGCCGACAAATGGGAGAAACTCGGTGTTAATAAGACAAAGATACAGGAATGGACATCGGCAAAAATGGCAGAAATCAACCGGAAGGAAGCCGAAAAGGTCTTAAAAATCCAGCAGGCAGCCAATGAGCAGATAGCGCAGCATAGGCGCAAAGCAACAGATGATTATGAAAAATTAATGTCGGAAGAAGCCGACTTTGCCATGAATGAGAATGAAAGGGCGATGGCAAAGATAACGGCACAGGAACAAGATAAGCTGTGGAAAATCAATGTAATGCTGCAAGAAGAAACAATCTCATGGGAACAATACGAACTTGCACGGACACAGATAACGGCCAATGCAGCAGCTAACAGGCTTGAAAAAGAATTCAACGAGGCTAAACGCCGCGCCGATATAAATTACAGTGCGATACAGAACATAAAGGGTATGGAAGAAGAAGCGTACCAGATGCGCATCGCGCAGATTGATGCAGAAGCTGCCAAACGCATAAAAGATGGTGGTGATGCTGTACTGCTTGCCAAATGGGTAGCCGATGAACAGCAGAAGGCATATATCCAGATGGGCAAGTCTGCTGATGACTGGAGCAAGGGCGTTCAGGCATCGCTGCTTGAATTAACAAGACAACATACCACTTGGGGCAATGTAGCCTATGAGGTAACAAAGGCATTTACGGACAACGCAAAGGCGCAATTACAGACTAATTTATTCGCCGTCTGGAAAGGTAATATTGATGATATAGAGTTTGATTGGCAATCCATGATGGATGCTATCGGCCAGAAATTGACAAGCAAAATAGCCGATATGGTCATGGAGGCGGCAGCGCACGACATATTGTTAATGTTCAAATCCGAATGGGTTGAAGGCGGGTCCCAGGTGTTAGGGATTGTATCACGGGTGCTGGGGTTCGGCGACAGCATTATCAATATGTTTAGCGGGGGGAGCAGCGCAGGATATTCTACCGGTTTCGGCGACTGGACAGAAGGGTTAGGCTTCGCCAGAGGTGGCCTTGTTCCCGGTGTACCTTCCGGCGTTGATTCAGTCCACGCCATGCTTGCACCGGGTGAATTTGTAATACCATCGTCGCTTGTCAGCAATCTTGCAGAACAGGGCAGGGGCGGCGATACCATGCTTGCGCATATCAACCCTGCTGAGGCAGCGATTCTCAAGATGCTCGGCGGCTCCGGAACCATCAACCCGCGCACCGGACTGCCTGAGTTTTCAAACGGTTACCCGGACAACTTTTACTACAACGGCAAATTCGGGCATTTTGAACGTATCGACCCGAATGACCCAGCAAATTATTTACGGAGACAATGGGGGGATTGGAGATATGTAAGCCCTAACCCAGCCGACCCTTACCAGTATTTTTTCAGTCCTATTGACACCATGAACGGCGCGATTGCAAATTGGAGCAACGCAATGCCAACCGCAGCCGGGACTTGGTTCACCGGTGGAGAAGACACCAACTGGGTTATGAACCCCTCAGCGGGCACAGTCACAATGAACAGTCAGGAAGGCTATAACGCTCCGGGCGGTTTTTTAGGACAATTCGGACAGTATTTAGCCCCTGCTCTTGCTCTTGCAGGCGCGCCTTTCAGCGGCGGTATGAGTATGTATGCTTACGCTGCATTAATGGGCGGCGCGGCGGCAGGCGGCAACATAGTGGGGCAACTCATAGGCGGCGGCAGTGTCAACTTTGAACAGGCATTATCTCAAGGATTTATGACGGCGGGTGCGGCGGCTACGGGCATGAGTATCATGAACTTATACAGCGCAATTATGGACACACTCGCAACATCCGGGATAGCCGCAGGGGTAGAGGGCAACGCCATGTTTGTGGCAGACGCAGCAGCTTTTGCCGGGACAGAAGGTGCAAGTGCGGATGCTCTGGCCGGATTCTTGGCAGAGGCCGGTGAATTATATCCATCCACGTTCGCCGGGTCAATCTATGAACAGCCGTGGTACTCAATGGCGCTTGATATGGCATCATCAACAGCGAAGAAACAGTTAATAAAGTTTGCTCTTAATCAGGCATTCGGCGCGGCCACAGGTTCAGGCGGGGATGCGGGCGGGCACATGCAGGTATCCTATGAGGGAGCGGATGATGGCGGCTTACTCTCTAACCTTGCAGGGATAATGTCAAGTATGCAGGGCAGGGGGCAGTTTAATGTCAACCCCTTCTCGGCAAGAGACGGTCTTGATTATGTCCCTTATGATAATTTCCCGATACGGGCGCATAAGGGAGAAGCCGTGTTGACGGCAAAAGAGAACAGGGAACGGTTAAGTGGTGGTGGCGGTGATGCAAATGTAACGATTCACATAGAAAATTTCTATGGCGATAGCGACGGTATTAACATGCTTGCTCAAAAGGTGGGCGACATACTGGATACATACAAGCGCAGAGGTTGGAGGGCATAGACAATGAGCAAGTGCAGAATGTTGTATAACAACCTTATCACCTCTGAAGACATGATAACCGTATCATCGTTGCGGCTTGGCACGGTAACGACCGCCTTGAAAGAGGGCACCGGATCAGCAGTAATGAACACAACGGGTAATTATTCCGGCGCAGTCGATAAAGAATACACGATTGAAATCGACAGCGTGGCAGGTGGCGCAGAGGTTGGGCAGGCAACATTCAGATGGTCGGACGGCGGCGGGCTTTGGAACGCATCAGGGGTAACGACTCCGGCAACAGCAACAGAACTGAATAACGGCGTTTATATCGATTTTGATAGCGGTAGCGGTGCTGATTTTGTCGTTGGCGACAAATGGTACTTCAAGGCGATCAACTTATTTAATGCCGGGAAGATGATAACTTGGCGCCGGGATGACCGTTACAGATCATCGGGGTTATCCTCTCCAAACACGATAACAATAGACCTGGGCAGCGCACAGGAGGTCAAAGCACTCGCGCTGTATGATCATAATTTTACCAGCGGGGCAACCTTGCTGCTTGAGGCCGACGATGCGGCCACGTTTGATAGCGATGGCGGATCCGCTCAATTCTCGGAGGCCGTGACGTGGAATGATGACAAAATATTACATTACCTGTCAGCAGCGACAACAAAACGATATTGGCGCATATCAATTACCGACACGGCGAACACGGACAGTTATCTTGAAATCGGCGAGCTTTTCCTCGGTTCATACCTCGAATTGACAAGAAATTTTGCTTATGGACATGACACCAATTTTGTATTTACCCTCAGCACAGAAAAAAACGAATATGGCGTTGAATTTGACAGATTTGGCAACATACAGGAGAAATTTACCCTCAATTTTAAAGGCTTGCCGGATACCGATATTACTTCCATTAAAACGATGCTTGCGGCGATAGGCACGCGCTCAACTGGTGTGTTTAGGCCTATCTACTTCAACGAGGATTACGCAGTACCGGCGTCATTCTGGTTGATGAAAATCACAAGTCTTGCACGGGCAAGGCCGTTTATTGACCAAAACAATATAACCCTTGTATTATCAGAGGTGATGCGCAGTGTATAAAACGCCTTTAACCCTCCATAAAGGGCTGCATCGGGGCGAAACGCCTATTATTTATGTGATGATAAATACACCTATGGGTTGGCGCGGATACTCTACCAAAGAAATTAACTCCGGCTTTGCCGAAGAATCGCCACCCCTTGCAGACGGGACAATAACAGCAGACGGGACATATACGGCGGGTGCAGGTGATTACGGTATATTGGATTTACAAGGGCGCATTATCAGCATAGGCAAATTATCACGGACTATCAGGCCATCAAATACGGATATTCTCGGCGCATATCAGAACAGGCAATTACAGCACATATCGTTTACCCTTGCAGATCACGATGATTATTTTACAAAAATGCTTCCCTCTGAACCCTTACTTAACTCGGAAGTTAGAATCTATGTCGGGTTTGACAGCGATCCGCATACTGACCATTTGAGGATATTTAACGGGTACATTTCATCAATCAAGGCAACGTCAATCGGCGTCGAAATCAATGCGGAGGAACGCTTTACCCTCGGCAATACATTTTTCTTGACAAGATCGGGGCGGTATTCTGAACCTCTCTATACAAATGACCGCTTACCTATTGTGTATGGGGATTTAACGGACGGATCGCTCGGCAACTGGGTTTTGCCCTGCATTGACGTTGACGCAGCAGGGGGCAAACCTGTCTATTGTTTTGCGGCACATGAAGTCTTGAGCGTGGCAAACGGGAATACTATTACAATCTATGAGAATGATCTTGAGTTGAATAGCGCATTATATACCTTTGACGAGGCCAATGATTATGAGGGGCTCGGCACGATTGCAACGATAACATTTACCAGTCCAAAGACAGGCAGTATTATCACGGCACGGGGTAAGGGTAAGCCGACGGCAAGCGGCGGGGCTACGCTAATGGAGAATATCATTGACATTATTTATGATTTCTTGACCGTTCACAATAGCCTTACATCAGCAAATTTCAACAGCACGAGCAAGGCAAAGGCACAGGCAACATTCACGGCGCAATCTTACAAGGCGGCGGGCGTTATAGGCGAAGATATAGGGTTTTGGGAATTAATCCAAAGGATGATGGGTTCCTTCTTCGGCTCCTGTTATCTTGACGCAAACAATCTGCTATGTCTCGATATTGAGACAAACACAGTAAACGAGGCCGACAAGGTGGCCATATTCAGATATTCAGACATCGTTTTCGCAGAGGGAGAGCAGACGCTTGAAAACCTCATTAATCAATGTCCTGCATCATATGGCTACGATTACGCGCGAGGCAGTGAATTTAACTACCATACAGACGATAGCGCACACGGTGACGCTATATCGCAATCGGTATACGGCATACGGAAACCGGCGCAGCCTTACCGCTTTTACTGGTGCAGGGACTTGACAACCGTCAATGCTATACAGGACATCATTGTTGCCAAGCTCAAAGACCCGCTATGGATGGTAAGAATCGATGACCTTACGCTAACCAATATCCATGTTGATGTGGGGGATATTATCGTTGCAACGATTAAGCGGTTATATGACCGCGCGGGCGATCAACTGATTAATCACTTGTGGCGCGTAACGGGGGTACAGCCTAATCTCAAGAAACGGTCGATAACATACACGCTTGAGGACACCGGGCAATTCGCGTACATCCAGACATATCTTGCAGACGGCAGCTATAAGGCCGACGGGTCAATCCACGCCGGAAGCGATAGAGATACAACAATATATTAAGGAGGTTAATTATGGCTGATCAGCGCATACAATACACGGAGGAGATGGTCGGGAATGGGCACCCGACTAAGGCCGACACACTGAACCGTTTCGTTAATGTCGAACACGATACGGATGGAACGCACCAGAAGGCAATATCACACCTGACGGCATCTCGGGCAGTACTGACAGATGGAAGCAAAAAATTAGTATCCGATGAAGCTGCCACAGGAACAGGTGCGCCAGTTAGGGCAACAAGTCCGACACTTGTAACACCTACACTTGGAGTAGCTACAGCAACATCTATAAACAAAGTAACAATTACACAACCAGCAACAAGTGCTACCCTGACTATTGCAGATGGTAAAACTCTTACGGTTTCTCAGACAGTAACATTGGAATCTGGAACAGACCTTTATCCAATCCATGAAGTTACTGAACTCTGTGGTGTAGATTAATAAAAGGAGGATATTTATGATACGACAAGAATTTACTGGAATGTTACCAGCAGCGATTGATAAGTTTGAAGAATTACTTCAAGCCGTTGCAGAACTTAATCCCAAAGTGGAAAAAGGCTACGACTCAACAGCTGGAAAGGATAGTTATTTTTATTGGGGTGCAGCATGTAGAATCACTTGTGATAACATGACGTTATTGAAGAATAAGGCTGAAGAGCTTGGTATCACATGGCTATCCGATGATGGATATATGGCATATACCAACGGTCTCGATATTGATGATTTCAAAACATACAGGGTTAACGGCAACCTTGAACTAATGCCAGAAGAGGAGGTCTAATATGGGTAATTACACTAACAAGCAAATCGTAATCCCACCATTCACGACAACTGACGTTTCAGGTGTTACATTCGGCGGCTTTGTTATGGATAAGTATCCATGCAGTCAGCCTAACTCACGTCCCGACGAAGGCTCTCCCGATGTAGCACATTCAGGGGCGGCGGGTTCAGTACCTGCAATCAGCAAACCAGGTGTGCCTGTGTGGGATTACATCACCTTCCCACAGGCGATGATAGCATGTGCTAACAAAGGAAAGGGCTGGCATTTAACGTCAGCATTTGAGTGGGCAAGCTTGGCGCACCTTGCCAAAAAACTTGCCACTATGCCAAACGGCGGCAACTCAAATCTTGACCCTCCATCCGACAGTGTGGCCACGACAGAAATAGCACTACTTGACCAACACCTGCACGCAGAGAACGCATCTTATCACAGGCCATTACCTGGCACAGGCCCAAAGAACTGGGCTCATAATCATCTTGCCAACGGCGTGTTTGACCTAAACGGCCTCGTTTGGGAATGGGTGATGATGCTAATGTCCACAGACGGCTATCCTTACGTACCTGCTAACCTTGACCCGTCTTACCTAAAAAGCCCATATGGAAGGGGCACGATTAGCGGTACTAATACGCTTACGTGTGATGGAACAGGCGTGAACTGGCTCAAGACGTGGACGGTAGATGAATTTAACACAGACTGCTATTGTTATATTGCAGAAGCCAACAGCGGTGCGGGTGTGTTGTATGCTGTAACAGATACGACAGCGACGACCTTAACCCTTAGCGGCAGCCCCGCTAACGGTACAGCAACATTCTGTATATTCAAATTGGTTGCAACAGATATTACGAGCGGAATGTCAAGCGGGAACAAAATACTGACGTTGAGAGATACAGACACAGACCTGAAGGCTTTTGCGATTCCTGCGACATCAGACGCTACAGGCGCTGCGGCATACGGCAAAGATATATATAATTTTGATAAATCAGCCCTGCGTGCTGCGATCCGTGGCGGCAACTTCAACAACGAGGCGAATGCGGGCGTGTTCGCGCTCAATTTGAACAATGCGCCGTCGAATTCGAACTACAACATCGGGTTCCGGGCCTGCAATACATCCCTGTATGGGAGCCAGACGCGCAAGCAAATTATCCTTGCGTGCAGTGCAAAGATGCTTTGGAACGTTAATCCTTGTCGGGATATGCCCGGCAAAAATTAAAAAAGAAGGGTTGTTGTTAGTAACCTTCAAAGGCGAATGCAACAGCCCTCATTAAAAATATGAAAACATATAAACATCTTTACGAAAAGATATGTGATTTTGAAAATATTTATTCAGCTTATTTGAAGGCCCGGAGGAACAAAAGATATCGCATTGATGTGCTCCAATTCTCTTATAACCTTGAGCACAATCTCAACCGCATTCAATCAGAACTATTGGCGAGAAAATATAAAACGGGTAAGTACCGGATGTTTTATGTCTATGAGCCAAAAAAGCGCATGATATTATCACTGCCGTTCAAGGACCGTGTTGTCCAACATGCGATCTGTAATATTATAGAGCCGATTTTTGATAAAACATTTATCTATGATTCGTATGCGTGCAGGGATGGCAAGGGCATACACAAAGGATCTGCGCGGCTGACACAGTTTCTGCGCCGTGCTCGAAACAAATGGGACAACAAGGTATATTGCCTGAAATGTGATATTAAACAATACTTCCCGAATATCAATCACAACATCTTGTCGGATATCATCGGACAGTCAAAGATGCGTTCAATGCGGGTCATTTACTTCCCCTTGAAGATTTTATCCTTTTGTCCAACCGTCACATACATGGTCATCTTGGACAACATATCGGTTGCTGTTTTCCAA